TGACCCCGCCGGAGATCATCGCCGCCCTGGGCCGGTTCGACCTCGATCCATGCGCTGCGCCAGAGCCGCGCCCGTGGCCAACAGCCGACCAGCACATCACGCTGCCGGCCAACGGCCTGAACATCGACTGGCATGGCCGGGTGTGGTGCAACCCGCCGTTCGGGCGGCACACCGAGGCATGGCTGGCACGCATGGCTGACCACGGGAACGGGATCGCCCTGGCCTTCGCCCGCACCGAGACGACCATGTTCCAACGTTACGTCTGGCCACGGGCCGATGCCGTCATGTTCCTGGCAAAACGTCCGCACTTCTGCAGGCCGGATGGAAGCCGGGCCACGGGCAACAGCGGCGGGCCGATCTGCCTGATCGCCTACGGCTGGAACAACGTCGCAGCACTGATGGAATCAGGCCTTGAAGGCGCGGTGGTCCGCTGCCTGAAGGCCGAAGCAACCCAGGCCACCGAGCAGCTGCGCGCTGCGCTGGCCACGAACTGAAGGAGGACAACATGGCCGACAGCCCCTACCTGTCCCGTGACGATATCAAGGCGCTTTGCCGCACGCCGCGGCGGAAGGGCCAGGCCGAGTTTCTGCGCAACAACGGGATCCGGCACTATCTGGACGCCCACGGGTGGCCGGTGGTGCTGTGGTCCGCGATCGAGGGCAAGCCGGAGCCGAAGACGCCGCCGGCGACCGATTGGAAACCGAACAAGGCCGCATGATGGGAAGGAAGCCGACCAAGCCGGGGGCGATCCCCCGGTTCCGCAAGCGCAAGCAGAAATCCGGCGTGGTGCACTACTACTACGACCACGGCGGCAAGCCGCGCAAGGAAACCCCGCTGGGTAGCGACTACGGCCTGGCCATCCAGAAGTGGGCGGAGTTCGAACGGGCGTCGACGATCCCCGCAGGCGCGAAGCTGACGTTCCGCCAGGCCGCAGAGCGCTATCAGGTCGAGGTCATCCCCACCAAGGCCGAGGGCACCCGCAAGGCGAACAAGCGCGAACTGGACAAGCTGATCGAGTTCTTTGACGACCCACCGGGACCGCTCGATGCCATCCGGCCGACGCACGTGTTCAATTACCTGCAGTGGCGCCGCGATGCGCCGGTGAGCGCGAACCGCGAGAAATCGCTGCTGTCGCACCTCTGGAACTGGTGCCGCAAGAAGGGCTACACCGACCTGCCGAATCCATGCGCGGGCGTGAACCGCAACCGGGAGGACGGCCGCGACGTGTACGTGGAGGATGACGTGTTGCAGCGCGTGTACGACGCCGCCGACCAGGTGCTGAAAGACGCGATGGACCTGGCCTACCTGACCGGCCAGCGGCCGGCGGACGTGCGCGAGCTGGACCGCCGCAATATCAAGGACGGAGTGCTGGTTTTGCGCCAGGGCAAGACGAAGATGCAGATGCGCATCGCCATTACCGGCGAGCTGAAGGTATTGATCGACCGCCTGTTGTCGAGAAAGCGGCCGGACGATGCGCCGATCAGCACGCGCCTCCTGCTGGGCGAGGACTGGCTGCCAATCGGCAAGGACGCGCTGCGCTACCGCTTCGATCGAGCGCGCGAACGTGCTGGCATCCCGAAGGACCAGTTCCAGTTCAGGGATCTGCGAGCGAAGGCCGGCACCGACAAGGCCGACTCGGCGGGCGATATTCGGAAGGCACAGCAGCAGCTCGGGCACCAGTCGGTGACCACGACCGAGATCTATGTGCGGAAGCGCCGCGGGGCGCTGACCAGCCCCACGAAGTGACCGTTTGCGGAGCGGCCGATATTTTGCGGAGCGGGAGGTAAGGTCTGAAACCCTTGGTGCATATGGTGGGCCGTGAAGGATTCGAACCTTCGACCAAAAGATTAAAAGTCTGACGAAGAACCATTGCGGCACAAGGCTTTCACCGTGATTCCCGCTCCGCAATATCATCTGCAACGGCGCCCTGAAACCCTTGTGTGGCTTGGCGCCGTTTCTCGTTGCGGAGCGAGTTTTGGGGCCCTATCCCATCCACCCGAACGGCGGTTTCAGGGTTTCTTTCAGCAGGCGGTTCCCCGCGATCGCGTCCCGGTACCCACTGATCTTGGCCACGTCATCGCGCAGCCGCGCCTCGTGCCTGGTCACCCACAGCTCGGCGCCTACCCGGCCCTGCTCGTAGCTACTGCACCAGCGGAATGGACCGCCGGGGCCATGTCGGTGCCGGTCCAGCGAGGCGATCCAGATCCCGTCGTTCACCCGCTGGATCATGACCACCACCCGCACCCCTTCACAGGCAATGACGGTCGGGAGGTCATCCCGGTGGCTGGATGACCTGGTCGTCCAGTAGAAGTCGGCGGGGAGCGGCATGGCCGGGAGGATACGGCCGGCCGTCGCAGATCCTGCGAACGGGCCGGCCACCTACCTGAATCGTTCGGGCAGAGCCGAGCTCTGGCTCGACCCTGCCGCCCCGGTCACAGAGCGGCCAAGCCTGCCGCCCGCGCGTGGGCCAACGCCCGAGCCGCCGACAGCGGGTGGGCATAGAGGGCGATATCGGAAATCCGCCCCGAGAAGCTCCATGCGCCCCAGTTCTGTGGCGCATTGACGGTGAAGGCGCCTGCCGAATCGATGGGAAGCTGCTGCATCGAACTGTCGTCGCGCATCGCGACCAGCTCGCCATTGATGTAGAGGCTGACGGTGACCACACCGTCAACGACATCGCATACCCCAAGGACGTGATAGATCCGCCCAGCTTCCAATGGGAACGGCGCGGTCACATGCCTGGCGCTGCCTGTCCCACTGTTTGTCCAGCCAAAGACGAGCTGGAACGTCTGATTTCCGGCGAAGCCAAGCAGGTAATCCTCGTAGTGGGCCGTGGACGCCTCCGCCTGCTTGCGCAGGATGTATGGCGTGGAGTTCCCGAGGAACGTCGGCGTTTCCAGCACGCACTCCACGGCAAACCTTCCGCTCGGGGAGATCGCCAGCCTGGAGAATCCCCCGCTCCCCGGCTCAACACCAATGTTCGAAATCCCGTCGAACCAGCCGGATTGGCCGCCCGTGCGAAGCGGCCCACGCTGCATCAGGGGCTCGGTAGCAGCACCTGCCCAAGTCCGGATCGTCCTGGCCGAAATGCCGTTCCCACTGCTGTCTGCAAAGCTCACGGCGCCCAGAGCATCGTCCAACTTCCAGTAAGCCACCGGGGCGTCGAGCAGGACCTCTGTAGCGTAGTCGCGGATAACAGCGACAACTACCCGGCCCTCCCACCTGGCGCTCCGGCCAAGCGAATCGCTTACCAGCAGGGTGATTGCGTAGGTGACCTCGTGATTGACGCCTGCAGCGGCGACCGCGTGATCCCACTCGAAGGCATCCACAAAGAGAATCTTGTTCTCCCGGTACCGGATACCGTTGCCTGCGATATTGATCGTGGCCGCCCCCGCAGGAGCGGTACCAACCACGTCGGAGTCGTACACTCGGTTCTTGCTGGCTGACATGACCCGGTTGCCTTCCACCCGGCCGACAACCTGGCCATCCTGGTCCCGGTATTCGAGCAGGACCGAGGCACCGGCATTGCCTTCGGCCGACGCACCCTGCCGCACCTTGCACTTTGCACTGGTGCGCTGCCCGGCATACACCGCGTAACGCGAAGTGCTGGAAATGACCGACTCACCCTGGTTGTTGTTGTAGCCGGCCGCCCACAGCCCCACCGGAGGATTCTCCGTTGCGATCACCCAACCGGCGCCCGCCTCCCAGCCCGTCGGCCCATCCTCGAACCCTGGATTCGCGATCGGGGCGGCGTTCTCCTGAAACGCTGGCCATGCCAGAACTACCTGGCGGCTTGCTTGGTCGACATACAGCCGATGACCCGGCGGCAAGGTGTCGCCATCGATCTGCCGAACGGTGCATGCGCCAACCGAATTGGTGATCTGAAGTCGGCCCTCGTACGCCTGGGAAGGCATCGCATTTGGCAGTGAACCCGTGACGTAGAGGGCGAGCCGCCCTTCGCGCTGGTCAAGATCGGGACGATCGTAGAGGCGCGCGGACATGTCAGGAGGCCCTCTGACCGACGAGGTACACCCGGAGGCCACGGGCGCCCGCCGTGCCCACCTGGTCCACGTCGATGGTGATCTCATCCCCCTTGGCCAGCACGTCGCCACCGGCCACCAGCACCGGCGGAGTGGCTGCGGTAGTGGTGCTGCGCTCGTTGCTATCGAAGGTCAACTTCGTGGCCAGGATGCTGGTGCCGTTGCGATTGACGTCGATCGTCAGCGGCGTACCCGAGGCCTGCGCGGTGGAAAGGGTGGCGTAGATTCCCCCATTGGCCACCGTGTCGAGTAGCAGGCCGTAGGGAAGCACCAGGCTGTCCTTGCCGTTGCCGGTGGCAATGTTAGCGGTCAACAAGACCGTGCGGTCGATCAGTTCGAAACATTGCAGGTCCGGTACCGACGTTACCCGTAGCAGGTCGCCAGCAGCCACCCAGGCATCGGCGTCGGGGGCGATGTTCGTGGCACTGATGATGCTGCGTTGCGCACGGGTCTTGGCCTCGAAGCCGGCCGGCACATTGAGCTGCCCACCACCGCCCTCGACTGCCAAGGTCACCTGCCCCGCTCCTACCTGCATCACAGAGAAGAACTGACCCTCCTTCCAGTCGGCGCTGCCGCCGGTGTTGGCGCGCATGGTGATGGTGATCGGATTCGGCGAGTTGGCCAGGATCAGCGTGTTGTGCATGTCCCCGCCCAGCGTCACGTTGCCAGTGACGCTGATGATCCGGGGGGCAACGGTGTAGATCGGCGGCTGTCCGATCCACGGCCGCGCGTAGCCGCGCAGGGTGGTAAAGCCTCGCTGCCCATCGGCTGGCGCAGTCGTGAATCGAATTGCCGGAGCCACACCCTCGCCACCAGGCAGAATCTGGAAGTCGCCGGGCTTCGATACCAGGTAGTCCCCGGCCCCTGCCGTCTTCTCCAGCGCAGTGTCGTAGAACAGGGCGTCCAGCACGTCAGCGCCGGCCAGCGGGAAATCAGTTACCTCGCCGTCGCCCTCGAACGACCAGAACTTCGGTGCAATGCCGACTGATCCGCCGCCATTCTGGATCTGCTCGATCAGCACCAGGACGGTGCGGAAGTTCACCGCATCGGCGTCGCCCTTCGCATCGCCCACCCTGATGATGCGGCTGCCCTTGGCGTCCCACACGAACTCGCCGCTGTCGGGATCCTGTACCAGCTGCATGCCGCTGTCGAGCAGCTGCTGCAGCTGCATCACGCGGTAGTCGAATGCGTCCTCATGGATTTCCGGCAGGAACGCGCCCTGGTTGGTGATGTCGGCCGGCTGATCCAGCGGAACAGTGCGCAGGATCAGGACGTCGCGATTCAATGCAGGCGCGGCGTTGAAGGTGACCGTGCTGGTATTTGCCCGCAGTCCGGTCACCGTATACTGCGATGGCGGCACCAGGCTGTATACCGGATGCGTGCCGGTGAACACCTGAATATGCGAGGCCAGGAATGCGCGCGGCCCGGGGAACGCGGTAGCGACGCCGTTCCCCACGTAGGTCTTGCGGCGGTCGTTGGCGGAAATGGTCATGGGTGCATCGGCTCCAGAAAGAAGAAGCCCCGCATCTGCGGGGCTGGGTGTGGTCGATTACTGCTCGTCCTTGGGTCGGCGGTACATCAGGTACGCCGCCGCCTCCGCAGGGTTGTCCGGGGTGTACTGCCCGGTACCCACGTCGTAGAGGTACTCGCCGGTGGTCAGCATCTGATTGCTGGGGATGCCGGTCACCGGGCCGGCAGCGCGCACGCCGTCTGTGATGATTTTCTCGGGGTCCAGCTCGCGGTCTTCGATCCAGTCGAATCCCATTGCCTCCAGTGCAGCATCCGAACCGGAGACTGCCAGATCCCATGCACTGTCCCCGAATTTGAACAGAGCAATGCCTGCATCGGCGATCGGGTTCGGCCTGCCCATGCTGGGCTTTCCCTCGATCTTTGCGTCGATGGCGCCCGCTACGTCACGCAAAAGCGGGAACGTCTGGAAGGGGAACAGCAGAGTCTTTCGTGCCAGCCAGGCGCTCCAGTCGTCCCAGCCCTTTTCATCGTCGTCGCCACCATCTGGGCCGCGCATCATCAGGACTTCGAACACCGCGTTGGACAGCACGCCAGCGGCCAGCCAAGTGCCCAGCGCCCGGGCTGGAGACTGCACGCGCCCGAGGTACAGGCCGCGCAGACCAGATTCCTGCAGTCGGTTGTTCATGATGATCATCGGGCCGATGAACATGCGTACCCACTTGTAGCGCGGGTCACGCTCGGCAGCACTGAGGTCCTTCGGCGCACCGGCCTGCTGCGTGGTGCGGATCGACTTGTCGGCCAAGCGCACCGCCTCGTCGATGCTGACGCCCTGCGCCTGGGCCTGCTGGTAGCGGCCCAGCCAGATGGCACGCTCGGCCAGCGGCACCGTCCAGCGGTGCACCTCCATGGCCATTTTCATCGCCGCCGCGCGGATGCCACGCTTCCCCGACAGCTTGCCCAGCACCACCTGATACGACGAATCCAGCGAGTTGGCGCGTTCATCCATGAAGGGCGACAGCGAGTGAATCATCTCGGTCATCTTGCCGGGGTTGCGGTAGTACGCCGCGTAACCGGTGGCCAGGTACTTCGGATCAACGCGCGCCGCCGCCTGGATCGGCGCCACCACGGTGTTGGCGAACACCAGCGGCAGGCGGAAGCCCAGTGCGGCCACTGCAGTGTTCGTCAGGACGGCGTCGCCGATCTTCTCGGCCATACTGGAGCCGGGTTCCGACACCGATGCGCCGCGCACCGCGTTCTTCACGCTGCCGTAGAGCGCGTGATAGGCGCCCTCCGACAGCCGTTGCTGGATCAGGTTCTTCAGCTCCTGGTCTTCCAGCACCCGCAGCGCCTGCTTCACGTAGCCGCGGTGCGAGACATCGGTGATCACGTCATTGAGGTGGCGCGACAGCACGCGGTGGTAGTCCAGCAGCATCGGCGCCGCATACTCGGTGCGCTCCTTCGTGTGGCCCTTGCTGGTCATGGCACGGCTGAAGGTGCCGCCCATAATCTGTTCCTCGGCCGCGCGCGCCTGCTTGACGCCGCCGGCGCCTGCCCGCGGGTCGTACACCGCCGGGTAGTACCCGCCGCGCAGGCTGACTGTCGAACCATCGGCCGCGGTGAAGATCAGCGGCGTCGGCTCGACCTGCTCGGGCGCAACGCCCGAAAGGCGGCGCTGCTGCTCCACGATGTCCGGCCACAGGCTGTTCACCGCGTCCCAGATGCCCTGCACCATCTGCGCATCGGCCGGCGTGAGGTGGCCCAGCATCTCCGCGATGTTCTGGGGCGTGAACTGGACGACCTCGGCGTTCGTGCCGATGAACCCGCCGCGCATCAGCTTGTCGCGATTGCCGGCGTTGCCCATGTTCAGTGCCACGGCCACGATCGTGTTTTTTGACAGCGAGCGCCCCAGGCTCGGCACGTAGACCAGTCGGTTTAGGTCCGCCCGCTGTGCCGGGGTCAGGGCCTTCATGGTCTGCTCCAGCATGCCGCCAACCCGATTGCGCAGCTCAATCCGCTGCTGCTGCGCTGCCTCTGCCTGGTTCCACAGGAAGTCGTGCCAGGGCCCGGTCTCGCCGCCGTCCAGCCACTCCACCACCGTCTCCGGGCGCAGCACCCAGTCCATCAGGCCGGTGTAGGTCGCGCCCACCTTCTGCATCGCGGTCAGGTCTGCGTCGGAAAGCGGCAGCGGCTTGCCCTCAGCGATCGCGCCACGGATTGCGCCGGCCAGCTCCGCCTGCGCGCTTTCCCATTCGCGCTGGTCCTTGTTGCTCAGCAGCTGGTTCTTCAGCTTGGCCAGACGCGCAATGTTGGTCACCGCGTCGTGCAGCTCGCGGAATTCGGTAATCGGCAAGTCGGCATAGTTCGTCACGCTTTCCGCCTCGACCCGGGCCAGCAGCGCATCGCTTACGGCGGTCAGATCGTCCTCGGCCTGGCGAGCTTCCACCCACTGCCGCAGGCTTTGCCGGCGCGCAACGGCCCGGCCGGACACGTCGCGGAACTCGTAGGTGTCGGCGATGGTGTCCATCGCTTCCAGGTAGTCGGCGCCCGCCTTGCCCAGCCGCTCGCGGGCCTGCGGGGTCATCTGCCGGCGGATGTAGCCAACCTTCGACTCGACCTCCTGCTGCACAGCGCGGGCTTCGGCGAACAGAACGGCGTTCAGGGCCTGCTGCCGCTTCGCCTGCAGGGCATCGGCAAACTTCCCCTTGGCCGCCGCCTGCGCCGCCGCGCGGGCAGCCTTTCGCTCGGCTACCAGGTATTCGTTCGGTCGGATCTGGCGCGCGGTCTTCTCAGCCAGGAGCGCCTGCGCAACGGCCTTCAGCTCGCGCCGGTTCGGCCGGGGCTCCTTGGCCAGGTCTGCCAGCACACCCAGCTCCCGCTCCAGCAGCTGGATCTTGCGGCTGCCGTGAACCGCATCCAGGGCCCGCTGCGGCAGCGTTCCGTCGGTCATCGGGTCGCCGTGGCGCGCCTGCATCCGCGCATCGGCCTCCGCGTTCACGCCGGCCAGGGTCTGCCGTACCGTCCACAGGCCCTGCACCAGCTCGTCGGCGGATGTGAAGCCCAGCATGGCTGCCACCTCTTCGGGATGGGTTCCGCCCTTGCGCGCGTAGACCCGGCCCATCTTGCCCAGCAGGCCATCGCCGTAGGTCGCCGCCAGCACCGCGCGGTCCAGCTTCAGGCCCTGCAGCTGCTCCGGCACGGGCTCGCCGGCGGCTTCCTTGCGCCCGGTCAGCACGCGGTAGGCGCGCACGATCGGCGTGGCCTCGACCTCCGCCTCTACCTCGCTGCGGATGTTGGCCAGCTCGTCCTTCCACCAGCGCTCCCGGGCGCGTGCATCGGCTTCCTGCAGCTGCGCCATCAGGTCAGCCTCAGCCTGCTCGCGCGCGGCGGCCACCTGCGCCTGATAGTCCGCGAACTGCCGCTCGGTCATGCCCAGCGCCTGCGCTTCGGCCAGGTCGCGCGCGATGGGCTCGAAGCCGACCCGGGCCTGCGCCGCATCGATCTCTTCCTGGCTGGCCAGCATGCGGTCGAACACGCCGCGCACTTCGTCGGTCAGCTCCACGTCCAGATTCCGCAGGCTGCGGTAGACGCCGAGGATCCACTGCTTGAACTGGCTGAAAACGGACTGCAGCTCAGGCGTCGGCGCCCTGCCCTCGCCAAGGTAGGCCTCGAAGCCCCGGGCGAACTGTTCGTGCTGATCGACGCCGATCTGGTCCGCCGACTCGACACCGAACCATTTCAGCAATGCGTCCAGGTCGGAGCGCAGCTGGGGGGCAGCGTCCTCTGCCGTGGCCAAGTCGCGGTAGACCTCCAGGAAGAAGTGCCCCGATTCGTGCAGGAAGGTGGACAGGTCCGCCCCCCTGAACAGGCTGATCTGCATCGACCGGCCCTGGCCAATCTGAATCTGCCCCCGGGGGGCCGCCTCAGACGACTGGAAGAACGGCCGGGCGTTGAAAGCCGGCAGGACCTCTGATAGCGTCAGCCCCGACGTCGGCAGACCGCGGGTACGCAACTCGGACTCGGCCGTGCCGGCCCGCTCCATGGCACCGACGTCAGACCCCGATTGGCGCAGCGCTTCGCTGCCGAGGCCGTCGGGGTTTCCTATTTCAAAGCCCTCGAAATCGTAGGCGCGGCGGACACCGTCGTTACCCACCCTGTAGACCAGGCGAACCGGGTAGACCTGGCCGTCGTATTGGACCGCCGATGCCGCGTAGGCGTAGGAAACCGTCTTGTCGTCCGTGTCGACCGAGGTGGCGTGGATTGGGGCCGACTCCACCAGCGCCGGCAGCTCCCGTGCGACCGCCTGGCGCAGCGGGTCACGGCGGCCCTTGGACATGACCTTCTTCCGGCCGCGGGATGCGAAGCGCACGGGCTGCCCATCCGGTGCGGTGACCTCGGTGCCGTCCTGCTGCGTGCGCATCAGCTCGTTCGACTCGGTGAACCACTCGGCCGGGTTGCCGGTGGTGGGCTCCAGTTCGATCACCGGCACCGGCGTATCGGGGGCAAGGCCGGTGGGCACTTCGTCAGTGCGGGTCGGCTGGAACAGGATGTCTCCGGCCAGCACCTCGCGCGCAGCGGTATCCGGCAGCGCCACGCTCCAGGTCTGCCGCTGACCGTCAATCGGGTCGTCTTGCACGATCTCGCCGCCGGTGCGTTCGGCCTCGGTGCGGGCCTGGCCCAGCGTCAGGAAATCGCGCGCCTGCCCCCGTTCGTCCGCCAGCAGCCACTGGCCGGCGCGCTGCACATAGGCGCTGCCATAACGCTCGATGGTCTGCTGGCCGCGGCCGTCGGTGGCCACCTGCGGCCGGCCGAACAGGCTGCGCAGCGCATCCATGCCCCGCTGCATCAGCGTGCGCGGCTGGTTCTCGCCGCCCTCTGCCGGCGCCTCGGCTGCCTCGATGCCGGCGGCATAGCGTTCGTACAGCGCCACCGGATCCTGCCCCGTGACCTCGCCCAGGCGGCCGAACATCGCGCCCCACAACTGTGCCTGGCTCTCGGCTTGGGCCGGGGTGTAGCGCTCGGTTCCAACCAGCTGCGCCATGACCGACTGCTGCACCTGCGCGCGGGCATTCGCTGCGGCCTGGTCCGGTACCGGCGCGTCTAGCGGCACGCCAAGCTCGCGGGCCATCGCATCGATGTCGAGCGATTCCAGCTCCGCGGGCGACAACCCGTCTGCGGTCGTGCGAGCGTTGCGCAGGATCTCGTCGCGGTTCGGCAGCCGCGGGACAGCAGCCATCCACTCGGCCATTGGGATCACGACCTGACCGGTCGCCAGCTGCTCGGCCAGCGCCGACTCGCCGCCAACCATGTCCTGCAGTACCTGCGGTGCGGACTGGAACAGCGTCTGCGCCTGGTCAGCGTCCAGATACACGCGCGCGTCTTCGCCGGCCACCTGCGCCGTCAGCGCCTTCATGTCCTCCGGCGAGCGTTCCCCCAGTTTCAGCTCGCCGGCAAGCTCGGTGGCAGCGCGCAGCCGGTCGTTGCTCTGGCCCGACTGCATCACCTGGTCCAGGCGCTCGTTGATCCACCGCACCTGCCCGGACGCGCGCGCAGCACGGTAGTTGGCGTGCACCTCGACCGCACCGGTGGGGACCTCGGCCAGGCCCTCCATGATGATGTCGCCCCACTTCAGGCGTTCCTCGGTCAGCAGCTGCGCCGTGGCCTCGCCGGCCGCTCCGCCACCCAGCTGGACGCCGGCCTCGGCGCCGGTGCGCAGGATCGCCGAGGACGCGCTGCGTCGGGCGTTGTTGATGAAGTGGCCCGCCACGCCGGCAGTCAGCGCGTCGAACACGCCGATCGCCACGCCGCGCTTGGCCGCCTTGTCGCGCGCGGCGGCCATCTTCTGCGGGTCGCGCAGGAACTGGCCAACGGCGTAGGCGTCGGTCGGGTCGACCTTCGCGTCCTGCATGGCGTCGGCGATGCTGGCGCCGAACTCGGTCAGGCCCGAACCGGTACCGGCAGAGGCAGCCGTCACCACGCGGCTACCGCCGCCAGTGGCTGCGGTCAGTGCCAGACCCGGGGCGCCCATACCGATGGACTGCCCCAGCGTGACCGCAATGGCGCCCAGTGTGTCGCTGCCGCCGCCGGCCAGCTCCCGCACAGCACCGCTGAAGCTGCCCGCCTTGTTCGCCCGGTCGAAGGCCTCGAAACCACGGGTGGTGCTGGCGCTGGTCACCTCCGCAGCCTGCGCCTTGCGTTCCAGGTCTGCGCGCAGTGCCGCTTCCTCGGCCGAGCGATCCGTGGTCAGGCGGCCCGTCACGGGGTCCATCACCGCCGGGCCATCCGGCAGCAGTGCCAGTGCATTCGCCTTGCCGCGCTGCCAGCCGCTGACGATGCCGCCGATGACCTGCTCCAGGATGTTCGGCTCGGCAGTCGCACGCGCTTCACCGGTCACCAGCGAGTTGGCATAGGTGGCCAGCTTCGGCGCCTCGTCGCTGGCCAGAGCCATGCGCCGCGGATCGCTCAGGAAGTCACCCACGTGCGGCGATGCGCGGCCGGCGTCGTCGATCTCCTGCCGGCGCGCGTCCTGCTCGTAGTCGGCGAGGTTCGCCGCCACGACGCCGAAGGGCTGGCCCAGCTGATCCGAAAGCTGGTTCGCGCGCGCGGCTTCTTCTGGCTTCTGGCGGGTGCCGGTGTAGGCACTGCGCAGGGTCACCTGCCGGTTGCTCTCGATCTCATCCGACAGTTCGTCGAAGCCTTCCAGCACGTTGTCGATCACTTCTTGGCTCCTTGGCTCTTGCGGGCGAGGTACTGAGTGACCCAGGCGTCAGTCGGGGGGCGCCCGTACTTCTCGGCGTATGCGCTCCGCACCGCGTCACGGTCGGCCTGACTGACCTGCAGGTCGAACTGCGCGGCGCTGCTGTAGAGCCCCACCTTCACCTTCGGGTTGGCCTTGAACTTCCCGTCCTTCTCCTGGATCGCTCCGAGTCGGCCGGCCTGCAGGTTCTGGGCGAACTGCTTGGCCGTGGCCGCCAGCAGCACGTCGGCCTGCTCGGGGGTTGGCTTCTTGCCCGTGGTCTGCACGAAAGCGGTCTGCGCGTTCTGGTAGGCAATTGAGAATTCGCCGCGAAGCGCGGCGCGGAATTCGTTGCTCTTCTTGGATCCTTCCCCGGTGGCATCGCCTTCAGTTGCGATGCCCAGCATCTGGAAGCCGCGATCGCGCCGGTCTTTTTCGTTCATCCAATCGGCCCGCTTGGCCGGGTCGGTCACCTTGGTCTGGTCTTCGGCGAAGGCCTTCAGCGTCTTGCCGCTGAGCTTGTCGGCGTACTGGCCCAGCGGCAGCTTGGCGAACTCGGTCGGACGCAGGGCCTGCATACGCTGCAGCTCGTCTACCGTGGCCGGGTCGTCCTGGATCACCGCCCCTTCTGCGGTCAGCTTGCGGTAGCGGTTGATCGACTCGGACAGGCTGGAATCCTGGCCCACCAGCGCCAGCTCAGCCGGAGCCAGAACCTGCGACAGCGGCACGCTCGCGCCGGCGGCAGCCACCTTGTCGTAGATCGACATGGCCGCAGCCTTCTTCGCCTGCTCCAGCCGGTCCTTGCGCTGCGCGTAGATGTCGCGCAGGTAGCCTTCAGTGGCAGCACGCTGGTCCGGCGGCATGGTGCGCGGGATCGCAGCAATGGCATCGGCCAGCGTCGACGGTGCGGCCGTTGCAGCGGCAGCGGCCGGCGTTCCCGGTGTTGCACCCTGCCCCGCGGACGACGCCCACCGCGCGGAGCGGCCCATCACCTGTCGCACGTATAGCGCCGTCTTGGGGTTCTGCGCTGAGCGGCCACGGTTCACCACGGCATCGGCTCCACCTTCTCCAGCGAAATGCGCGGCTATGGCGAACGCCCGGCCGCCCTTGGCCAGCCGTTCCTTGTACTCACGAGCTGCGCGCCGGGCAGACGCTGCAGCGTCCCTGCGGTCGATGCCGCCAGCGCTGGTGGCGCGGTACTGGAACAGGCCGGTGGCCTGGTCGCCGTCATCCAGCACTTCAGGGTTGACGGCGTCGGCACGGAATCCAGATTCCTGTTCGGCCAGCGCATACAAATCCGCGCGACCTGCTGCGTCCAGCCCCTCGGCCTTCGCGGCGTCATCGATCGCCTTGGCGATGGCTGCGGAGGGTGTGCCCCTTGCCGCTGGCGCCGGCAACGGTTCGACCGCACCGCGGCCATCGGCCAGCGACTGGGCCAGTTCATAGGCCGCGCGGTCCTTCACCACCGGGTACAGCGTGCGCTCGACCTGCGCGCGGTCCTCCGGCGTCATCTGGTCCGCGTAGCGGTGGTAGTAGTCCTCTGCCGCAAACGGGTCGCGGGTGGCCATCGCCGCAGCCGTCTGCTTGCGCACGGACGATACGATGCCGCGCTCGCTGGCCTTGATTGCTTCCGCGCCCATGCCCTGCGTCTGATAGGCGGCGCTGGCGATGCCCACGGCTTCCTGCAGCCGCACGTCGGCCAGCCCGAAGTCGCCGGACATGCCGGCGCTGACGGCGTCCTGTCCAATGTTGTCGATCGTCGCCTTGCGCTCGTTGGCCTCATAGGCGCTGTACTCGCGATCGGCGTAACTGTTGAGCCGACCCTGCACGGAGTCGCGGAAGGAGAACGACACCTGGTCAAATCGCTGCTGCTGTTCCGGCGACAGCCGGCTGCGGATTTCCGACACCCGCTGGTCGAGGTCGCCCAGCAGCGCATCGTGCGCCTGAAGCGCGTTTTTGCCCTGGTACTTGGCAATCCCGTCGGCATTGGCCGGGTTGAAGGTAGCGCCCTCCCAGTCCGACAGCTCGCGGCGTGCCTCCATGACCGCCGTCAGGTCGGCGCGCTGCTTCTGCTGCTGAAACAGGTCGGCCGCCGCCTGGCCGACGGCACCTGCGGTACGGCTGAGCGGGGACAGGTCGACCTGTGCGGTGTTGCGGACCTGCGGACCCAGCTGGGCCTCGACCTGCGGCCCGCTGGTGCGGGGGATCAGGGTCGCCATGTCACAGCCCCCAGCGGCGCGAGATGCGCGCGTTGTTGCGCATGGTGATGGCGTTGGCCTGCCCGGACAGGTTGCCACCGACGCCTCCAGCACCGGCGCCACCCATGCCTCCAAAACCCATGCTCGCCGCACTGGCGAGCGATCCCAGGATCGTGCCGGTCGCCTGCGCGTTGCCGCTCCAGCGGGCCAGCTCTCCCTGCGTCCGCTGGTTCTGGGCCTGTGCATTGAAGCCCCATGCTTGGCGCGCAGCGTTCATACGGATGGTCTGCTGGTCGACCTCACCGAACAGTGCGGTTTCGCCCAGGATCTCCGCCGGCGTCCCGAGCGTCGGGTCGATGTTGTTGGCGGCGATCGCGGCGCGCTGCTGCCCCAGCGCAATCCGCGTGCGCCAGGCCTGCTGCTCCATCTCGCGCGTGGCCAGCGCATTGGCCTGGTCGGCATCAGCCTGCGCCAGCGTTGCGTTGTTCTCGGCGACCTGCGCGCTGGCCTGGCCCTGCTTTCGCTGGACGTCGGCCTGATAGGCGCCTGTAACGAGAGTGGTCGCCAAGAGGGCGACAACGGGGTTGCACAAAGGAAGTCTCCTTACTGCCCGGCGCAGGCCTTGGCCTGCCGCAGCTTGATGGTTCGATAGGACGGTGCGCCGTCCGTGCGCCAGTACCGGTTTGAGCAGATGTGGGACACATGGCTCTGGGTCACGCCGAACAGCCGGCCAATGGCCGTGGGGCGCATGCCGTCCTTGCGCAGTTCCTTGATGCGGGCCACCTGCTCGGGAGAGAGACGGGCGCGGTGGCTACGGCGCACGTTGACGGCCTGAGTCACGGCCTCCAAGTGCGCGGGGTTGCAGCAGGCGCGGTTTCCGCACAGGTGGTCCAGCACCATCCCCGCCGGCACCTGGCCGTGCAGGCTCTCGTAGACGCGCCGATGCATGCGGTTCGACCCGGCACCGACGGTGCTGGCCCGCGAGTAGCCGTCGCGATCTAGGGCGCAGTCTTCCCCGCTGCGCTTCAGCGGGATATGGCACTGGCTGATGTAGCCATGGTCGTGTTCGCGGAACCTATGCACCGTCGGCGCTCCAGTAGAACGGTATGAAAGGGGCGCTGTCCGGTCCGACCGGCACCGGCGCGCGGAAGTGGAAGCCCAGCCAATGCAGCCAGCGCTGCGCGGCTTCGTTGCGCTGGTCGACGACGTTGAACAGCATTGAGGGGAACGCCTGCTGCATCCTGGCCAGGGCCGGTCGCGACAAGCGCAGCAGTTCCTTCTGAGCCGCAAGCGGGTTCAGGCCAGTCGAGCCCACCATCCAGGGCGTGCCGATGCCGCCGAGAATCGAGTAAGGCGTGGCGCCGAACATGCACACGGGCACACCGCGCACCATCGCGGTCCACGCTTCGGCGCTCCCGGCCAGGCCGCGCTGCAGGGCCTCGGCGGGCGTGGTGCGAGCGCATGCCCACAGTTCGGCTACGTCTGCAGGCCGTGCCGCCGATGCGATCGCCTCGATGTGGCCGGCCTCTGCCGGCACCAGCTCTGCGGTGATCTTCATCAGGACGCCACCACCTGTGGCATCAAGGACAGGATCTCCATCGGCAGCGGGTCGTCGCTGATGATGTGGAAGTGACCACTGTCCACGCCCCACCGGCAGGACATGTTCTTCGTCAGGACGCCGGTGTACGCACCCGTGGGCTCGTCGTAGTTCTCGAACTCCCGCTGTGCGATGGGATCCAGCGTGTCCAGCGTGGTGCCGACGTAGACGCCGCGGGTATTGCGCACCAACAGCGCTACCTCGAAGGCGAGTTTCTTCATCGGCCGCAGCGGGTCGCCACCGTTGGCATTCACCTCCAGCGTCTCAATGTGGGCGGTGTATGGCAGGCCGATGTGCACCACGCCGCCCGGGCGCTGCAGCTGCACCTTGCCGTCGACCACCTGCAGATCCTTCTGCACGTTGCCATCGACCAGGGCCACCACGGCTTTGCCCTCCAGATGGCCCATGCCGGCGATCGCCGAGCGCTGGTAGGTCCAGTCCTGCACAGCGACGCCGCGCAGCGCCAGCGGCACTGAGCCAATCGATTCCACCGTCGCGACCGTGGGCGACACCACAGTCATGACCCGCACGCGCACGTGTTCATCGCCAGCTGCCAGCCGCAGAATGTTGCCCACGTCCCCCGCTCCGCTGAAGATTGCCGCGCCGGTCGTGGCCGTGATCACTGCGCCCTCGTTCCACCCATCGGTGCTGGTCAGGGTCATCGACGAGCCGTTCGGACGCCGGCCGTCGTAGGTCAGCATGCTGTCCGCATACTTCCAGTCGAGTGGATCGTCGTACCGGGTCGGCGCCATCTGCTCCACGTACTGGACCCATTCGCCGTTGATGAGGCGGCGCACCAGCAGGTAGACCTCGGTTTCGATCTCGCCAGGTAGGCAACAGACGTCCAGCACCTGGCCGTCGGTTTCGTGCGGATGCCAGCCAGTGACCTCCTGCTCGGGCATATACGTGCAGCCGATCAGCACACCGTCCGTGCGTGGCATCCACAGGATCGGCCAGGGCGCCGTGCTGTATTCGATGCCGCGGAACGTGTAGCCCTGCACCAGGTGATCGGCCCAGATGCTGATCTCGTTGCCGCGGAAGCCGTCCTTCTCGAACTGGTAAGCCAGATCGCGCACACGCTGGCCCTGCGCCTGCAGGAACACCGCCGACTCGCCCAGCACCCGCGCCTGCAGGTCGCCGGTGCCATACGCGGACTGCGGCTTGATGCCGATGGTGCTGGGCGTCACAACTGAATCCTGCCCGCCGGTGACCTTCCACTCGCCGCCAGTCGTCAGCACCAGCAGGCTGTCCAGCGGAACCAGGTCGCGAATCGCATTCACCTGGCGCGCGTTGATCGTGAACGACACCGCGTCGCTGTCGACGATCGGCGAGCTGCGGCCGAAGTTGGGGTAATCGCCGATGTTCGACGCCCACACGGTCTGGGGATCGCCAGGGCTGCCGGCGAACCACAGGCGGTCGCCAAAGAACTCGACCTCGCCGGGGTAGCCGTAGCGATACGACCATGCGCCGACAGCCCATACGTCGGTGCCGCCGACAGCGCCGGCCGCGTACTGCGTCACCACGATGTTGTTGGTGCCGGTCGGCGGTGCCTCGTAGAAGTTGATCAGGTCCGCGCCGGGATCGATCGTCCAGCCCTGTGCCATTACTGCGCCTCCTGCGCGACGTTGCCGCCGCGACCGATACCGCCACCACTGGTGCCGCCAGTGCCGCTGCCACCCGGGTAGTACGGATTGGATTGGACCGGCACGCCGTCGATCTTGACCTGGTAGTCCAGGTAGCTGCTGCTGGTCGCGCCAGGGATGGAGAACTGTTTCGTGGTGCCGTCGCCGTTGAACGTCCACGGACCGGCCACCGGCGGTGGCACGTTGCCCACGATGCTGTCGGGGATCCGCTCGATCACCGTGGCGGTGACGTCGAACGGGCTGGTGAACGCGGTGATCTTCATGATTCCGAACCCGCCATGCACGTATTCCCATTCGACCCCGACGGCGTAGTCGTTGACGTTGTCGAACTTCACGTCCTGCGGGCCGTCGAACGCACGGCCGCTGTCGTGCACGGGGCGCACGCTGCCGCAGACGTAGTACGGCGTTCCTTCCAGGCCGGTCAACACGGGGACGCTCACGCAGCGGTAGACCTTCTGGTCGCTCCGGCGGAGGGCACCCAGCGGCACGTTCTTCTCCGCCGCCACCCAGGGCTTCACCGAGCGCAGTTCCTTTTCCTCGGCGTACAGCAGCGAGCCGACCATCTCCGCGGTGAAGGTCGGCACGTTGGTGGTCACGGTCACCACGCCCTGGGTACCGGACACCGCCAGCAGAGCGGCCTCGTCGTTGTTGAACGGGCGGAATGGACCACGCCGGTACTCGAAGTCGCGCAGTTCGAACTGGTCGACGGCAAGGCGGCGCAGCTCCTTCGGCGGGATCCACGGGTGCACCAGGAACAGCACGTCGGCCGACTGCGTGTGCCGCACCTTGTAGATGTCCTCGCCGGTGTAGGGTGTGGCCACCTCGACGATGTCCCCCGCCCCATTGCGCAGCAGCGCGCCGCCTACCCAGAACCGCATGTAGCCGTCGCCCATCTCGATCGCGTACTTGACCGTGGTCGAGTAGATAAACGGGATAAAGCGCGTGGCGCGTTCGTTGTGCTTGGCGCCGCCGCGGAATAGATAGCCCGGACGCTTCTCAGCGCCACCGGTGGGCTTGGTGATGACGTTGCGGCAGGTCTTCAGGCTGATGGCATAGCGCACCATGTCGACGCGACCCTGGAGCCCGGGCGACAGCTCGCCGCCGGACATGCTCGGTTGCAGCAGACGTGCCATGGTCAGGCCCTCGCCATCTGGGCCATGGACGGCTGGCGCTCGTCCTCGTCGGCCTCGTTGAAGTCGTGCGCCGCGGCCTGGCTGAGCGCGAGCTGGTATAGCTGCTTCAGGCCCGACTTATTGGAGAAGCCATTTGCCCCGATGATCGTCGGTGCCGATTCCTCGGCCAGCTTGCAGGCCAGCGCATCGACGAAATGCGCCGGATAGCGCTCCGGGTCTTCAACGCGTGCGACGTAGATCAGATAGGCCTCGGCCTGATCGCACAGCAGCGAGGTGCCGTCCGTGCCCATCGCCTGCTCGAATTGGATGCCATGGCACTGGCGGAACTGCGGCGCGCACCAGCGCGACAGTCGGCGGCCAGCGCGCATGCCTTGGTCGTCGGTGATGGCCAGCACTGTGATGCAATCCGACGGGCGCGCGTAGCGAATCTCCCAGCCCGGCATCGGCGCCTCTGCGCCAACCGCCAGGCGCTGGGCCTTCATCGCCCACGGCCACAGCCGGTCGGCCAGCACCAGGTCGCGCATCGGCTCCCACAGGCGCGAGAACACGCGCGCCTCCTTCGAGCGCTCCGTCAGCGAGGTAATCGTGATGTCCTGGGCCAGCTTGCCCAGGGCCAGGTTGCAGATTTGGACCTGGGAAGCCATGGCTGCTCCTTATCGACCGTTCTTCTTGCTTTCGGCCGCGGCCTTTTCCTTGGCGCGCGCAGCGTCGGCTTCCTTCACGGCGGCCTTCGCCTCGTCGTTCAGCGGCTTCAGCAGCACGCCCGGCGTGCCGGCCCAGAACACCTTTTCGCCCGGCTCGTAATCGCGACCGTTGATCTTGTGGGCGCGCTTGGTGACCTCGTAGAGGGCACCGCTGGTGCCTTCGGGGGGGAGGCTGCCGCGCACGGCCTTGTTGGAGCGCTGTGCGCTCTTGCTGGTTGCTTCGGACATCGTCGACTCCTGTTCTGTCGAAGGAGAGCCGGCGGTAGAAGCCGCCGGCTCTGTGGTGGCACCGCTGGTGCCTTCGGGGGATCAGCTGCCGACAGCAGCCCAGTACGCGCGATACAGCTGCGGATCGCGCGTCAGGAACGCCGAGACGGAACCGCCGGTCATCGGACCGGTGCCAACCGTGTAGCGCAGGCCCAGGTAGCGCAGGTAGTCACCGCTGGGCAGGGCCACCACGGCCACAGTGGTGCCGCCCTTCAGCGTGGCCAACGCCAGTGCGCCGGTGCTGAAGTGGACATTGGCCGAGGTCAGGCCAGCAGCCGCGGACGATTCAAGGCTCGCGGCCAGGGTTGCAGCGCCGGCAGCGGCGAAGTCGGTGTCCACCTGAATCACCAGATAGATCGGCTCCGGGCCGCCCAAGTCCTTCACCGGGTTCTTGTCGGTACCGGTGTCGATGACGTTGGTGGAGATGGCCGTGGCGGTCACCGCCTGGCCGTTGGAGAACTCGTTCTGTGCGTCGAGGATCATTACGTTGCTCCGGGTTGGATGGGTTGCGGCACACCTGCCCGATTACGGGAAGGTGATCGCCGATTCGTTGACCGACAGGGCGTCGACCCGGCGCACCGGGATGCCGTCGAACTGGACCGCCTTGCGGCCAGCGACTTCGCCCATCGACAGCCAGACGTTGTCCTTGTTGGTGATCTGACGGCGCAGGAAGCTGCGAACGGTGCGCGGCACGTAGAACGCCAGCTTCACGGCCTCCGGCGCGTTGATCTGCTCAACCGCCTGGACCATCAGGTCGATCAGGTCGGCGCCGGCCGAGGCGTCCTTGGTCAGGGCGCTCATGTCCACGTTTGCGACGCGGACGATGTTGCGCCAGTCCTTCACGGCGATGCCGTGGTGCCATTCAAACCAGTCGCGGTAGGCCGGGAACTCGTTGCCGTCGGCGTCCTTGACCAGCTCCTCACCGTAGTCCTTGTGGACCAGGCCAGCCTTCGAACCCTTCGGGTAGATGCCGTAAGCGCCTTCCTTACCCCAGCCGATCAGCCAGATCGACGAGTTGTCGGTGCCGGTGCCGCCGCCGTTGATCAGCTGCACGGCGTTCTCGGCATCGTCCTTGTCCGCGGTGCTGAAGCGTGGCGCGAAGCCCAGGAACTGCTCCGGGTTGATGTCCGTATCGCCGTAGAACAGACGGTCGGCGAACGTCTGATTCATCGCGGTGAAGTGGCCCATGTTCTCGCGGACGCGGAAGTCGGCCGCATTCGGGGACAGGTCGGCCAGCGCCTTGTCGATCTTGCCCAGCGAGGTGAGCATGCCAGTCGACTCGGTCACGTCGGCATAGCGGCTCTTGCTGGCCGGGATACCGGCGTTGAGCTTGCGATACACGGCCGACGGCAAGCCGGTGCGAACCGCCAGGCGTTCGCCGGTGGTCTGGTTCGCCTCGAACCACGGGATGTCGTCCAGGATGGGATTCTGCTCGGTCAGCAGTTCGGCCACCGGCAGCGGGGTGCCATCGCCGGTGTACAGCTTCGATGCCTCCAGCAGGGTCGGCATGGTGTTTCCGATAACAGCCATGGTGCTTGCTCCTTGAAATGAAAAAACCGCCTTGCGGCGGCTGAGGGTTGGTGGGTTGAGGTAGTGGGGTTACTTCATGTCCGGGTACATGCGCTGCCCCAGGCTGCGCTCGCCGGCGGCGCTGGTGGTCGAACCACCGAGGCCATCCATGGGGCTGTCCCGCAGGAAGCGACCCATGAACGCGAACGCGTTGACCATGGCCGGGTGGTTGCCCCAGCCCTGTTCGTTGAACGCCTTGGTCAGCTCGGGATCGTTGATCGCCTTCACAGCAGTGGTGGCCAGGCTGACCGTTTCGTCGTACTTGCTGCCCAACTGCTGCTTCGTTTCCGTGCCCCACTGCTCGATCTGCAGCAGGCGCTGTGCTTCCACAGCCTGCTGCAGTGCCCCCGCGTCCTCGCCGGCCATGCGGGTGTACAGGTCGATGGCCTCCTGGGCCTGTTCCTGCGTCCACCCCTTGGCCTTGAAGAACTCGGTGGCCTGTCCGAGGCGGTCGCCTTCGAGGGAGAACCCGTCCGGCACCTTGAACGCCTCGTACTGCTCCGGTGCGGTTGCGGCGGTTTCACTGTCGGGCTTGCCGGCCTTGCCGCCCTCGCCCTGGGTGTCCTTGCCGGTCGCGCCCGTCGCTTCACCCCCATTCCCCGTACCCTCGGTGCCCGGCTGGCCATTGGCGCCGGTGCCCTGCTGTCCCGTGGTGCTGGTGGTGGTGTTGCTGCCCTCGCCTTCGCCAGAGTTTTGGGTGCTGGTCGTGGTGGCGGATTCAGTCGACATCGTTGGTTTCCTCGGGTTGCTGCAGCTGTGAAAGCAGCCGCTTCAGTTGAGTGTTGGCCTCGGCGCGCATCTGTGCTTCACGCTCCGGGCAGGCCTCGCGCATGGCATGCAGCCACCATTGGCCAGCCTCTTGGCGGCCAATCTTCTTGGACTGCGTCATCGCATTCGGGTTGAACGCACTCTCGTCAACATCCATGGCTTGGATGAAGGTCCACACAAGACGCCGCCCAGCTGGCTCCGCGAGCGTGGCCTTCAGGTCGTTGTGTAGTTGGCGGAGCTGAGCCTTTTCGAGCTGGCTGATGCGGCGCTCCTGCTCGTCTTCCTCGGGACTGCGACCTGGCCGACTCATGCGGTCGCCCCTTGCATCGCATCAATCAGCGCCTGGGCTGCGGAGCCTTCCTCTGGCACCGTGTCGCTGGCGGTCTTCAGTGCCTGGGACGCGTCCTTCAGTGGCTGTGCGGCAGCCGCGAGCTGCTGCTGGCGCTGCTGTTGGGCACGTTCGGCGCGGATGCCGGCCACAGCCTCGTCACTCCGCACGATGGCTGCTGGCCCGCCTACGGCCGCGGTGTACTCGTCGACCACCTGGTCCGCGTCCAGCTTGTCCATGACCGATGGGTCGCCAGTGGCCTGAGCAACGCCGGCGACGAACTGCACCGTGCGCTCGATCGATCCCACTGCAGCAGCCTTCGCGGCCTGGGCCAGGATGCTGGTGTATTCGATCTTCAGGGGCACCAACGCGAGAATCTGCGGCGGCTCGGGGATCCGGCCAGCACGCTCCAGCAGGCGGAACACCCGAATAATCACCGGATCCAGCACCTCATCCGTGATGGATTCCAGCGTCGGCGCCAGCACCGCCGCCTTCTCTTCCTTGCGGGTGGCGATCTCGGTGGCAGTGCGGTCGGTCTTGTCGCCCAGGGCCTCCAGCATCAGGAACAGCTGGTAGAAGAAAGACCGCTGGATGCGCTGCTCGATCGTGGCGATCTCTTCCCGGACCTGCTGCACGCCCCTGGGGTCTGGGGTGTACACAGGGGCTACGTTGGCGTTCACCGAATCCTGCGGCAGGTAGATCATCCCGCCCTTACGCAGCCGCGCACCACCAGTGCGTCGCAGCGACTCGGGGGCACCGAGCGTGGGATCTGACACCATTTCCATCAGGCGCAGCTTCTCGCCTTCCAGATACTGCAGCTGCTTGATGTCGCCGAGGCAGTCGATCGCCGGGGAGGTGGAGTAGACGTCCTCCGCGACCGGGTTCCAGCGAGCCACGACATGCGGCGCCTCGTAGTGGCCACCGATGTCGATCACCCCGCTCTCGCCCTCACCGCAGCCATCGATCCACACCACCTCGCGATAGGCGCGGTACTGCGGCGCCTGCAGCCCCAACGGGCCGATGCCAGGCCGCTCGTCCGGATTCGGCTCGATCAGCGATTCGACCCAGAACGTGCGGTCGCCATTCTGCGGAAGTGCCTCACGCACACGCGCCGGCAGCTTCTCCTGCCCGTAGCGCTGCTCCAGCTGGCGCGCGGTCTTGGTGTAACGGCGCCACAGCGAGTCGACGCGCTGCTGATCGTCCAGGCCGACAGCGTAGGTGCCGGCCGTCAGCGAGTAGAAGCGCACGACCTCGTTGGGGTCTTCCAGGATCAGCATCGGAGCAGTGCCGAACAGACCATCCTCGGTGTAGACCACCGGCATGGCCTTGTAGAAGTTGCTGCTAGCCAGGGCGTCCCGGATCCGTGCCGCCACATCGTCCAGCCAGACACGGACGCCGAACTGCTCTGCCATCGCCGGGTCTGGCGTGGTCACGCGGAACCAGGGCTGCGCCTTGGGCGTCATGTGCGACATCATGCCGGCCGCCATAACCCGCAGAACCTCGGTGGCGGTGCTGTTGATGACCTTTGCGCGGTTGCGCTTGCGCGGCTTGTTGTCGTTCTCGCCGTAGAAGCGCCCACGGGTCGGGTCGACGTATTCGGACACCTGGCGCCAATCCGGGATCCAATCCGTCTGGGCATCCAGCATTGCCTTCTTGCGGCGCCGGCAGTGCGCACGCAGCTCCATCATGTCCATCAGCCGCCCCCCAGCACGGTGTTGCGCGGAGCCGTTCCACCCAGCGCGGTTGTCGTCGGCGCCAGCGATCGATAGGCCACAGAGGACACGCCGCTGCTGGCGTAGGTGCGGCGCTCGTCTTCGGCTTCCTTGCGAGCGCGGCGCACGCGGCCGGTCGGATCACCCACGGCGGTCTTGGTGATGCCGATCGGGTCGGCGTACTTGCCGGTCTTGTCGCCGAACAGCAGGCCACCCGGATCGATGATCTGGCGCGAGGTGCACATGGCGTCAGGCACCCAGCGCCGTCTTGACCGACGCGGTCGGCATGGCCGCGCTGGTGTCGCCAGCCAGGATGGTCGACCTGCTGCCGAAGCGCAGGCGCTGCCGCTGGCGCTCGCGGTCGCGCTCGTTCACGGCGGCATCGTCGATCGACTCGGGCGCCACTTCGGGCGCTGCGGCCACCGGCTTCACCTTGGGGGCGGAGTTGCACATGGAGATTCCTTCAGGACAACGGGTTGTAGGGCTCGCCGGCCTGCTGGTCGGCGTGGTCGCGATGCTCCATTGGCGACCCATCGGGGAAGCGCGGCCGGGGCATCACGGGGTATGCGAAGGACAGCACCAGGGCGTCGGCCCGGTTGGGGCTCGGCAGGCCGCGGCGCTTCATGTCCTTCTTCGATTCCATCTGCAGCTTGCCGTCGAGGCGCGGCACGGTTTCTGGTGCCTGCAGCTCGTCGCGCAGCTGCGGGTCTTCAGGGATGGCACCGCCTTCCTTCAGCCAGTCGCGGCAGGCTTTCCACATCTCGGCGCGCTTGTTGAGGCAGCCCTGGTCGCCCGACTCGCCGGAGAACCACACCAGGCGCCAGTCGCGGCCCATGGTTCGGCCTGCGGACACAATGCCGGTGCCGAACCCGCCGTCGACGAACACAGCATCGGCTTGATGCTCGTCCTCCAACTGGGCGAGGATCGCCGCCACTGCCATGTCGTTGTCGTTCTTGGCCAGCGTGCGCAGCTGCCGATAAGCCAGCCCCTGACGCAGGCCGATCACCAGCTCGTCGTCGCCTTCCCATGCCGGGTCCAGCGTGAGGATCTTCGGCGCCCAGCTGTACTGCTCCGGCCGCAGGTGTCGCCCGTAGGCTGCAGCCACATCCGCTTCGGCGATGAATTGGCGGGCTGACATCGACGGGAACAGGCCTCGGATACGGACCTTCACCACGTCGCTGTCCTCGCCGTAGTCGCGCACCATGCGCTCGGCCTCGACCAGGTTCACACCCTCAACGGTGCGGCTGTCGATCTGCTCGGTGTCCCAGCTGGCCTTGAACCGGCGGAAGCACTCGCGGAACCGGCCGGTGTTGCGGGTGGTGTTGCCGAACGCGGCCCAGATGATCTCGGTGCCCTGGTCGGTCAGCGCGCCCTCGGCCACTTCCCACACCTTGTCGGCGATGGCCGAAGCCTCGTCGAACACCAGCAGGATGCGCCGACCTTCGTTGTGCAGGCCGGCGAATGCCTCGGTGTTGTTCTGCGACCACGGCACCGCGTCGATGCGCCAGGTCTTGTCGTGGCCCGGGGCGTTGCTGATCAGCGCCGTGGCGGTCAGCGTTGCCCAGTCCTTGGTGAGGCTGATTCCGTGCCACTTCGACAGCTCGGCCCAGGTCTTGGTGCGCAGCTGGTTATCGGTGTTGGCCGTGACCACGCCGCGGGTGTCTTCGAACGTGTCGAAGGCCCACTTGATGAGCATCGCCACCAGCGCGGACTTGCCGATGCCGTGGCCAGAGCCGACAGCCTGGCGGATCACCTCGCCAGCATCAGCAGCCCCGGCCTGCAGCTTCCTGCCAACCTTCTCCAGCTGCCGGCGCTGCCAGGCGCGCAGCTTCTTGCCATCCAGTGGGCCGCCTTTGACGCCCCAAGGGAAGTTGAACAGCACATAGCCCAGCGGGTCGTGCTGGAACGAGCCGATCGCCTCGACCAGCTGCTGCTCAGGACTCCCGGCCAGCTGCGCGCTCACGGGCGGCCCTCAGTTTGTCGGCCAGGTTGTCCTGCACGCCGTGGTCCAGAGCGACGCGCTCGCCGTACTTCTTCGGCTGCAGCTTGCCGGCGTACCACTTCCGGGCATCGATCATCAGCTTGGAGCGTTCGACCATGTCACCGGTCTGCCGTTCCAGCACCTTGCCCTTTCCGTCCTTCTTCAGCCGCTCGCCCAGCACCGCCTTGTCGGCGATGTCCAGGATCTCTTCGGCCAGCGTGTCCGCCTGCAGCTCGCGTGCACGCGCGTACTGGTTTCGAAATGTCTCGTTATCAGCCAACCAACGAATGACCGTGGAACGGCTCGGCATCTTTGCCGTGGAACAGATCGTGCGCAGGCTCTTGCCATCCACCAGCAGGTCGCAGATCGCGTCGGCCAGCTGCTGGCTGTACTTGCTGGGCCGTGCCATTACTGCTCCCTGTCTGCCCTGATCACGGCTTGGCTGGCGCGGACGTGGTCGTCGGCGTCGCGGCCGATTTGAACAGCAACTCCCGCAACCTCTGCTCGTAGTTCGGCGTGCGCATCACGTTCGACGGCGCCGGCGACGGCTTGGGACAGGAGACTGGTGCTGCAGGTGGCGAGGTCGTCGCGCAACTGGAGACGCCCAGCGCGCAGCTCAGCCACAACAGCAGCAGGCACGGTCGCGGCCGCAGTGCGGTCTTCTTCATGCTTCGCTCCAATGGCGGCCAGTGTCTCGGCCTGGGCGTGCTCGGTGGCACGGGTCTGGTTCACCTGGGCGGCGACTGCCTTGGCGCCGGCGGCGCGCTGCTCGGCCTCCCTGCCCTCTGCACGGTCGCCGCGCCACGTCCACCCGGCACCGAACATGACTGCGGACCACATGGCGAAGGCGGCGACTGCGACGGCAATTCGGTTCACGACCGGCCCTCGCACATCCGGCGCTCAGCGGCCCGACGGTTCACCAGGCCCTGCACGCGCTTGCCGCCGGCGTACACCCAGCGGTCCAGCTCCGGGCACCAGCTCGCGGCGGGCTGGCCGGCGTTGATCCGGCCCACCAGCGTCGAGCGGCAGGCAGCACCCACGCCCACGTTGTAGGTCCAGCTCAGCACCGCGGCCCACTCGCGCTCGCGCAGCGGCACCTTGATGCACTGGCTGATGCCGGTCAGGTAGCTACCCAGACGGCTGTTGAGCTTCTCGGCGCACTCCTGCTCGGTGTAGACCGCCTTGTCCGGGCGGCTGGTGTCGCCGTAGCAGTGGGTGGCGACGCCCACCATGTCGACGTACGGCGTGGGCGAGTAGCCCTCCCACGGCTTCACCAGCGCGGCGGCGGCCAGGGCGATAACGGCTGCGGCGCTGCCGCCGATCACCTTGCCCTTCATCCGGTCACCCCGCCGCGGCGCGCCTGGCGCCATTCGCGGATCCACTTCCACACCAGGTAGCCGATCTGGCCGACCAGGTAGATGGCGGTCAGCACCAGCACAGCCTTGTCCAGGGTGAACCCCGATGCGACGGCCGTGGCCACCGTTACCGGCGGCGTGACCTTCAGGGCTGCGGTCCCCACCGCGTCAATGATTTCTCCCCGCATGTCGGTTCCATGGTTGATACGGTTCGGCATGACGCCCTCCCCGATTGGTTAGATTTCGGTATAGCCGGCGTGCAGCAGTGGGCGCGCGGCCACGTAGGAGGCATGCGCCTCTGCGTGTGTGTTGAAACTACCCAGGCGAATCTTTCGACCGCCTGTGACGATCACCGCCGCAAACCGGGCGCCTTCGCGGCACACTCCGGTGGCATGCCTGCGGTTCTGGATGTTCACTTCCACCGGAACGTCCCGGAGGTTCGACAGCCGGTTGTTACGCTTGTCGCCGTCGATATGGTCGATCTGGTGTACCGGCCAGGAGCCGTTGGCGAGGAACCACGCGAGCCGATGGATTCGCATGAAGTTCCCCCGCAGCTGGGTGCGCAGATAGCCCTTGCTGTCTGGGTTGCCGACCACCTGCCCCCTTCGACGCACCAGCCCTGTGTCAGGCTCATAGGTCAGGTTTTCCCGGATCCATTCATCCGTCAGGGTCCGCTTCGGCGATCGCTTGCCGTCGGAACGTGCCATTGCAACTCCATAGCAAGAGGTGCCCGTCACCGCAGCCCGGCAAGGCTCGGCGAATTGGTCCGGTGAGGGTGGACGGGCGTGGATGGTTGCGGGGGCCGGATTCGAACCGGCGAATCTCCGGGTTATGAGCCCGGCAGCCTGGACCTCTGGCCTACGCCCGCAGGAAGCGCAGTCCCGGAAACGCAGAAGCCCCGACGCAGGGCCGGGGCTTCAGGGACAATTCTTGACAGTTGCAGAATCAAACCATTCGGTGACGTCACTGTCAACCGATACGCTTGGCGATCTCCTTGGGATCCAGCGCCACGCTGACAATCACATGGCAGCAGCTGGTGCTGAACACCAGAATGTGGGTTGTGATTCCGCCCACCGCCGTGGTCTGCTTTTCGGTATTGATGCGGACAACGGCCTTATCGCACTTCGGGCACTTCCCCTGCATGTTCCGTCTCCTTGGACTGGGTCTTTGGATTATGCAGCAAGCCGTCCCCGGAACCACTCCAGCCCCTTGCCCAGCTCATACCGATACTGGCGCAGTGTCAGCTCCCCCCCATACTTTTCGGCGACCATCCGCGCTTTGACGGCTTGGCTGGCGGACACCGTGTATTCGGTGTGCAGCACCAGGGCGCGCAGCGGGCACTGCCGCATCATCGACGCCAGCGCCTGCTCGACCCAGCGCAGTGCGTCGGGAATACCGACGTCGACCGCGATCTCCGGGTTGTCGTGCGGTTTATCGGCATCGTTCGTCGACCGCACCGGATCCACCGCCCAAGCCGGCAGCATGCCCATGCCTTCCACGCCGCTGCGGTCGGCCATGAAGCGTCGGCGGCTGGATCCATCCCGGCCCACCAGGTCGCGCAGTGCCCGTTCCCTGGTGCCGGGTGCCATGTCGCGGGCCTTCTCCAGCACGTGCGTGCTGCGGTCAGCGTAGGTCAGCGCGAAGCGGTTGGCCTGCGCGTGGCCCCAGGCTCGCAGCTGCTGCACCAGGTAGTCGTCAGTCGCCATCGCGCATCCCCTTCAGCACGTTCTCGTCGAATCGGAACACCGGCAGCAGGCCGTCGGTATCGCAGCCACCTTGCCGGTCCGGCCGGTGCTGGCAGTGCGCAGGGCTGCTCCCGCGCTCGCGCATGGTGCACACCGCGCACCGGCCATGCCGGCGCAGGTAGGCGTTATATCGCTTCCGCGTGCGGGCCTCGGCCGTGGTCACGCGGCGGCCTCCCCGAACAGGCTCGGCGCTGCAGCCAGGTACTCGATGGCGACCTCTAGCCGCGCTCCCTTCTCGTCCGGCTCCATGCGTTCCAGCAGGGTCCGGCGGATCTGCTTGTCGTCCACCCAGGCGATGCCGTTCAGAGAATCGGACAGCACCTTCTCGCAGTTGCCGAGGTCGATGCACTGCACCGTGTCATCCCAGGTGTGCGGATCCTTGCGCGCGCGCTTCGCCCAGTCCTGCGGCCGGTGCGGGAACAGCTTGATGTGCAGTACTACGCGGCCGGTCGCCGGCGTGCGGATGCCAGCCGCCTTGGCCAGGTGGCCGACCGCCGCCTTGTAGGCCTTCGCTTCCTCGGTGACGTAGGTGATCGCCAGGGGCTTCGGCTTCCTCGGGATAACGCGCACGGCCCAGTAACGGTTCGAGCTGATCGGATATGGGAGGGTGAGGTGGATCATCGTGCGGCCTCCTTCAGCTGCAGCCGGGAAAGGGTGACGTTCAGGGCGGCCAGCTCGTCCATCTTCATGACGAGCCACATGCGCTTCTGCCCGTGTATGCCGTTGAAACTGCCCTGATGGCAGTCCTTGCACAGGGCCACGGTCGTGAAGTGCTGGCCTTGGTTGATGTGGTGGGCGTCGCTGGGCGCAGGTCGACTGCAGACGCTGCATGGCAGCCGCTTCACCGCGTTCAGGTGCCGCTTTTCTGCAGGGGTGACTGCCTTAGCGTTCTTTGAGCGCATCAGATGCACTCCCCCACCGTCATAGGTGCGGTTATCCTTCCGCCATCCGTTGGGGGGACGCGGTTATGGGAAAAATGGAACGAATCAACTGGAAGAGGGCCTTTGCCAGAGCGGGGTTGATGGCCACGGGCGGAGCGATCGCGTTTGTTCTTCTCGGCTTCACCGGACAGATTCAGTTCGGGAAAGACGCACCTGCTTGGGTGCAAGCAGTGGGTAGCATCGCCGCCATTGCCGCCGCGATCGCTATCGCATGGAACGAACGATCGGTCGCTAAGAGTGAGATAGACAAGCGGGAGAAGGCCGAAGCCAACATGCGCTATACCAGAGCCCATAGAGCCGTCAAGAGATTCCAAAAGAGCATAGCGACCCAGCTCACTCATGCGAAGGTCCAACGCGAAGGAAGCGTCATCGTGCCGATGCCTACAGCACGCATCCCCAGAGAACTGAGGGAAATCGAACGGGAGTGCCATCTGATGCCTGATGCGGGTGGAGAAATACTCACCACCATCAACTTCTTCGAAGAAGCTCAAGATCTGCTGAAGGACGGACTCTTGATGCCTCAACAGGCCGATCGATTTGTTGAACTTCTGGAGTACGCAGAGCAGAACGGTGGTAAAGCTGTTAGCCGCATTCAAGCAGTCCTCTTCAAGGCTATGGCTTAGATCCGTCACGCCGCCCTCCTGTTCTGCCCGGCCATGTTCCAGAACTCGGCGCGCACGTCGTCGAGCATCACGTGGGTGTAGTGGTTGCCGATGTACTCGGTCAGGCCGTCGAACAGTTCCTGGAACCGGGCCTGTTCCATCTCGTCGAATGACAGGCTTTCTGCGCGCTTGACCGGGATGGTGCGGATCTCCGGCAGCACGCCGGCCAGCACCTTGCGGGCACCTGGACCCAGCAGCGCCTCGCAGGCATCCAACACCGCGGCGATCACTGGGCTGGCGTCCATTTCCACGGTCTCGCAGCAGACGCCGGCGTCCAGCTGCAGGCGCTTCACGGCGTCGTGGGCGTCCAGCTGCTCCCAGCCTTCGACGTTGTCGACCATCAGGTGCCCGATCTTGTGGATCAGGCGGTGCTGCCATTCCTCGCGCGGCTGCTTCAGCTCGCCGCGGATCTGCCGGCCGACACGGAACTTGCGCTCACGCAGCAGCCGCTGGTCGACGTCATGCGCCGGCACCAGGGCGCCCACCAGCTCGCCGGTGTTCGGGTCGATCAGCTTCGCCACCACCAGGTAGATCGGCCGACGCGCGCGCTTGGCGCGGATCTTCTTCGCTGCAGCGGTCAGGGTCATTCTCGGTCCCCCATCGGCAACGCGGCGGCGAGTCCTCGGCGAGCTCTCGGGGCCGAGCCAGCGGGCGGCGCCGAGGCGCTGGTCTGCTTTGGCTGCCAGTACTCAGGGAGCGGCGAGAACCGGAAGTACTCGGGCTGGTACAGCTGGCGGACCATACCGGGTGCGCCGTTGCGCTGGATGGCCACGATCAGCTCGGCGGTTCCCTCCCAGCGGCTGCCGGGGTTATAGATTTCGTCCCTGTAGATGAAGATCACCGCGTCTGCATCCTGCTCGATCGACCCCGAGTCACGCAGGTCAGCCACGATCGGACGTTTGTCAGTGCGTTCTTCCAGCTTCCGGTTGAGCTGGCTGAGCAGCAGGATGGGCAGACCCAGCTCGCTGGCGGTGAGCTTCAGCGCCATGGTGATATCGCCGATGCCGGCCGCGCGGTTGTCGCCGTTCACATGCATCAGCTGCAGGTAGTCGATCACCACCAGGCCCAGAGCGTTGCGGGCGTGCATCCGACGAATCTGCGCGCAGACGTGCTCGACCCTGGCACGTTTCGGCCGGCTCACGAAGATTGGCGCCTGCGATAGCCTGCGGGTTGCCTCGGAAGCATTGGCCCAGTCGGCGTCGTCGAGCTTGCCAGTACGGATCCGGGTGCCGCTGATGCCGGCTTGGTTGGCCAGCATGCGGTCGCCCAGTTCCTCCGGCTGCATCTCGAAGGTGAACACCGCCACGGGCTTGTGCAGCCGCAGCGCCACGTGTTCCGCCATGTTGATGGCCTTGGTGGTCTTTCCCATCTTCGGCCGCGCCGCCAGCACGTACAGGCAGCCCGCCTGCAGGCCGCCCAGCAGTTCGTCCAGATCCGGGTCGCCGGTGGTCAGGCCGCTGATGCCGCCCTCAGACGTTGCCCTTTCTCCCAGCCGGTGGAACACCCGTTCCATTACCGGCGCCACCGATTCCAGGTCGCACGGCTCGCGGTCTAGCATGCTGCCGATGCGCGTCTGTGCCTCCCCAACCAGGTCCAACGCGCTGCGACCCTCCGGGCTGTACGCCGCGTCGATCAGATCGTGTCCGGCGTCGATCAGCGCACGTAGCTTGGCCTTCTCCGCCACGATCTCGGCATAGGCCCGGACGTTGGCCGCCGAGGGTGTGTTGTTGGCCAGTTCGATGATGTACGCGCCGTCCCCAACGAGCTCCAGCTGGCCCGCCGCCTCGAACCATTCACCGATCGTCACCGCATCGAACGGCTGCCCCTTCTCGGCCAACTGCAGGATGCAGCGCCACAGCAGCTGGTGGTCCCGGCGGTAGAAGTCACCTTCCACCAGGACGTCCTGCACCTCGACCAGCGCCCGGTTTACCAGCATCAGCCCGCCCAGCACTGACTGCTCGGCGTCGATACTGTGCGGCGGGAGGCGCAGTGCCTGCTGGTCGCCATACAGGCCCGACAGGCGGCTGACTTCGTCACGGGCCGCGTTCATTGGGTCACCTCGGACAACGCTCGGTCGGCCAGCTTGGCGATGGTCTTCTCGCGCAGCAGGACTTCGAAGTCGGGAACGTAGTTCTCATGACCTGGGCCGCCCTTCACCCGGCCCGAGTAGAAATCATCATCGGCCGCGGATTCGAAGTAGAGCTTCCAGAACTGGGGCGTCACCCGCTCGCTGCCGAACAGCTGCTGGCAGAGCTGGCGCACGGTCGGCAGAGCGTTCTCGACCGCCTTCAGCCGCGGCTTGTTCAGCACGGTGCACTTGGACAGCAGGCCGTGCGGCTTGGCCATGGTCGCGTTGAACGCAGCCTGCGCATCGGCAGCGATCTCGCGGATGCGGTCGGCCTTGCGGGCCTTCAGGTCAGCCTTGGCGTCCTGCCCCTGCCCCTGCCCCTTGCCCTGGCCTGCGGCGTCGCCGAGCAGGTCCACGCCGGCGGCGTTGGACGAATCCGAGCGTAGCGAGGATAGATCTTCTCCCTTCCCTTCCTCTCCACTCCCCTCCACTCCATTCCCTTCCGGGGGTGAGGCCTCGTCGAGCCCTCGTCGAGCATCGCCCGAGAACGGCGGATGCTTGAATGTGGGACGGTCAATTTTCTGGTGCTTGCGCCAACCAGTGACGTGCAGATATTCCTTGTCACCGTTGGTATAGAAGGCGATCAGCGAATTCGACGACAACTCGTCGAGCATTCGCTGCACATCCGACGAGCCAATGTCGTCGCCGGGGAAGATTTCGGCCTTCACCGTCTTGGCGCTGGCCACATGGTTGCCGGCGTCATCGCAGAAATTCCACAGGCCGATGAACAGCAGTCGAGCCATCGGCGAGCATTCCATCACCTGCTCGCTGGACCAGAACTCGGGCTTGATAGAGCGGATCCTGGCCATCAGGCACCCCGCAGCAGCTGCAGGCAGCCAGCGATGAACCACAGCGAGCGCACGGCCAACATGGCCTTCTCGGTAGCGTTCATGGCGTCTTCCCCGCTTCAGCCATCAGGCGGTTGAGCTGGTCGACCAGCGACGGCAGCTGGGCCAGAGCGGCTTGCTGCCGCGTCGTAGCGCACTGGAGGTGCTTAGCCGCCCAGTACATGGCCGGCGTGGTATCGCCGAACTCGGCCATGTACTTCTCGACCAGCGTGCTGTCCAGGTTGCGGTCGCCGGCGAGCATCGCGGAGAGATTGGACGGAGCCACGTCGATGGCAGCAGCCACGCGGCCCAGCCCCTTGGAGTACACGCAGGAGGCGAAGCACTCGCGCATGTCGCGGTAGCGGCGGTCCAGCCCTACCTCGAAAGAGATGTTGAGCTGTTGCATCAGGTCAACCTCGCGAATTCGCCGAAACCAACCTTGGCGGCACCGGCATAGGCAGCAGCTGCCTCCTGCAAGGTGTTGTAGTCGCCCAAGTAGATTCGTCGGCCCTTGACTTTGATGACGGCACGGAAGCCGCCACGGTGGTGGAAGACACCCTTAGCGCCGCTGACGTTTCGCTTTGTCCGCCGCGTGTTTGCTTGGTTCTGATCGGGCGTCGCGAGTCGAAGATTTGCCCAAGCGTTGTTGCTGCGCTCGCAGTCGATGTGATCGATGTGCTTGAGGGGCATGCTCCCCGTCATGTAGAGCCACGCTAGACGGTGAGCGTAGATGCCCCCGTGCCCTTTGATGCTGATCTTGATGTAGCCGTGATGCTCGTGCCCCACGACCTGTCCCGCACGCTTCCCGATTCGGCAACGGAACAGGCCCGTATCAGGCTCATACGCGAAGAATTCCTTTAGTTTCTGCTGGGTTAACTGTGTCATTGATAAGGCCCGAGCTGATTTGTTATCAGCGGTTATCAGTGGTGGTTCTGAAAATGGCCGCATCCCCAAATCGGAATGCAGCCCTGTGGCGAAAACGAATCAGCTGGCCGGAGCCAACGTCCTGACGCTCATGCGAATGGGTGGGAAGTGGTTCGTGTTGAAGCGGGTCGGCGAGCGGGTCGACGTGCGGCCGGTCGGCCAGGTGGTGCGGCCGCGGCGGCGCCGGAAGGTGCCCGGGGTGGTGATCCCCTTCCCCGCCCGGGCCGGCCTGTGATCGGCTGGATAGGCGCCCGTCTGCCGGTAGAGTTGGCGGTGCGACCCAACCCAACTACCACCGGAGACGGACATGGAAATGGATACGGCTACGCTGACGCGCCTGGCCTCGGTTCTTGCGGCCACTGCGAAGGCCAACGAAGCCCTGCTGTCGGTACTCATCGCCACGCACCCCGAACCCGATGTGCTGCAGCACGTATGGCAGCAGTCAAAGCCCGAATGGATCGACGAAGCCCACGAGCAGGCTTTCGCCCAGCACGGCACGTACATGCAGACCTTTCTTGCCCGTCTCGCGGGGATCTCCGGCGAGATAGATGGGGCGGCCACACAATTTTTACGGGGCGGCTAAGCGCCTCGATCACCCTCTCCAGATCGTCGGGTGGGAGCTGGCCGTCCATCTCAGGCGGCGGCCCCGGTTTCCGGGGTCTGCTGCTCGATGTCGGTCGGCGCCGGACCGAACACATCGGTTCGGGTGACCCGCGTGTATGGGGGGATGCCCCGGTACTTCCAGTTCTGTACTCGCTGGGTGCCCTTGGGCATCGCGAAGCCCAGTCGTCGGGCCACTTCGGCGGGGCCACCGAGCTGGTCGATCAGCTCGGAATCCTTGTGCATGGTCGTGGTTGGCTGGTTCATGCCGTGGATTAAACGCCATGTTTATTGCGCAGTCAACACGACGTGTAACAACGCCATGTTTAGCCGCAGGACAATGCGCTATGGCTGAAATGCACTCTTCAATGAAGCGGCTCTACGCCGCCGCCGCCCAACTCGACCCGCCGATCCGGGGTCAGTCGGCCGTCGCCCGAACCTTGGGCCAGTCGCCGCAAACGCTGAAGAACTGGGAAAGCCGTGCGACGGGGGTGTCTGCAGCTGGCGCGAACAAGGCGCAGCAGATGCTCGGCATCAGCTCAACCTGGATCCTCGAAGCGCAACCGCCGATGCTGATTGGTGGCCCCTCGCCGGTCTCCAGTTCTGCGACACACTGTGACTATGTTCGCGTTCAGCAACTGGACGCGGAGGCAGGCATGGGCGAGGCAGTGGAAAACGTCGACTACCCGGAGGTGATCCGGGCTATCGATTTCGAACCCGGCTACATCCGGAGCATCGTGGGCTTCGTGCCAGCACCAGGTCGGTTGAGGCTTATCACGGGTAACGGAGACTCCATGCAACCCGTGATCCAACCCGGCGATGCGGTGGTGGTGGATACGGGAATCACCTCTTTCGACGGTGATGGCATCTACCTGATCAACATGGGCAACGGCCAGCAGATCAAACGACTGCTGGACAGGGGCGTGATCCATGTCGCCAGCGACAACAAGAGCTACGGCGATCCCTTCCCGATGCCAGATGGCACGTTGATAGGGGGGAAGGTGTATCTGCGAAATAGGATCGAGCGGTTCAACTAGGGGTTTTGCGACACAAAGGGGGAGTTGTGAAGGAAAAGCTATGGATGGTTTTGGGAACGCTGCTGTTCGTCGGCGTGGGGATCGCAGCACTCTTCTTTACCGGCGCCCTTCTCAACCTGTTGCTATGGCTGAGTAGTCGCGGTGCTAGCTGGTTGCTGCTCGCGTCGATCGCCTATGTGGTTTTCAGCCTGTTCGTGCTGCTGCCACTTGCCGCGTTCCGCGGAACCAGGCGCTTCGCTGGCGGTGGGATGACCGTGGGCAAAGGCCTGTTCGGCTTTACGCTCTGGGTTCTCTGCATTGCACTGACCTTCGCCAAATGGGGGAAGACCGTTACGATCGTCGGGCTTCTATTCTTTGGCGTGGGCATCCTCCCCATGGGCGTCGTTGCCGGTTTCCTGACCGACCCCTGGTATGGGGGATTTGTCCCAGTGCTGTTGATAGCGCTCTACGTTGGAGCGTCCGCTGCCGCGAACCACTTCCTCGAGGATTGACCGGCTCATCGGTAGACCAAGACCCCGCCCCGGCGGGGTTTTTTGTTGGCGGCCCCGAAATTTTACACATCAGGATTAAACATCGTGTTGACTTTGAAATAAACGTGATGTTTAAATAACCCCCGTCGGCCCACCCGGGCCATCCAGACGGGGTCACCCATGGCACAGCAGAGCGCCACCATCGACAGCAAGACGCGCTGGCAGGACAAGAAGGGCCGTACCTGGCGCGTCATCGAGAACCTGCATTTCGGTCGTTACCTGTGCGCCCTTGAAGATCGTCCGGCCCTCTCGGGCTACTGGACCTCCAAAGACATTCGCGCCGCGATGGCGGGGGGCTGAGCCATGGCCCTCCACACTCCTTCCGACCGGGCACGTAGCGCCCAGCGCAACTGGGACAACCAGGAAGATCCGCGTTTCGGCCGGGAACACCGCGCCGAGCAGGCTGCGGACCTGGCCAAGGCCTACCGCACCGACCCTGCGAAGCTGCGCGAGGCCGAGGAACAGACGGCCGGCACCTTCAGCGGCACCCACTACACCGAGGTGTCGCTGGCGCTGTACCGGCTGCACCACACGGACCCGGCCGACCTGATGGGATCGGGCTTGCTGCTGGACCTGTACCGGCTGGCCCGAGACGAGGCCGCGGCGATCGACGCGCAGCTGCTGGAAATGGCGCTGCAGCAGGTGGCGGCATGAACATGGATGACGTCCACGACTTCTGCGAAGCGCAGCGTGCCAACGGTGTTGGCTATGCGGCTTGCAACAAGTGCCCTATCCATGCGGCTTGCACCAGTGGCACCGGCTACCTGACCCGGGCCTCGCTGGACGCATGGCAGGAGCGCTGCGTGGCCGCACTGGAAAAGGCGGTGACCGCATGACCGCCGCCGACCGAGCCCTGCACTTCCAGGCGCTGAAGCTGGCGACGGGCTACCTGCTGGCCTTCTGCCTTGGCGCGCTGTTCGCCGTCGTGGCGCAGGCGGTGCTGTCGTGACGCCGCGCACCCTCACCCTGCTGGGCCTGCTGGTCTGCGAGGCCACGGACGTCGAGAACAGCGCGGACGTCCGCCGGGAGCGCGTGGCAAAGGCGTACCTCGACCTGTTCAACGAACTGCGTGCCGAGAACCTGCGCTTTTCCGAAGTATTCGAGGCAGCTCGCGCTGTGCTGAGCGTCAGCGACTTTCCCGACCTGCTGCAAGCCGAAGAGCGCCTGCGCGAAGCGCTGGACGCCTGCGAACCCTTCGATTCCAACCACCAGCAGGAAGCCGTCAACGGCATCTGCGCAGAAGGAGATTGCAATGAAGTCTGATCGTGAAATCAAGCATGCCAGCGACCTTGCGGATGCCTTGGCTGGCCACGCCCGCGCTATGTCGTTCGCTGAGGGCGATGCACCTTGCCTCAAAACCACGCTGCTGGAAGCGAGTCACCACATCGACACGAACTGCGTGCAGGTGTGCGCGAAGAAGGACGGCCTGCTGATCCGCACGCTTCGCGGCCAGGCCCGCTACATGACGTGGCGCGAGCGCATCGCCTACCGGCTGCTGCGCGGCAAGACCGAGATTCATCCTCGCGACAACAGGTACGCCTGATGCGCCTCCTGACTTTCTTCGGCTGCCGCAGCTGGCGCGACGTCGCCGCCTGCCTCGCCTGCTACGCCATCACCGCCGCGCTCGCAGCCGCCATGTGCTGGCCGCTGGCCTGGTCCTGACTTCCCGCCGGCGCGGCCGGCTCCTACGAGAGGCACCACCGATGTTCCAACTCGATCAACACGATGCGGTGTTCTCGCATCTGAACCTGCGGAAGGAGAAGCACGGCGACGAAGACGCGGCCGCTGCTGACCTGAAGTTCTCGCTGAACGCTCCGAACACGATCCTCAACACCATCGACCCGGCCATCCTGCCGGCGTTCTGGAAGAAGGCCGACAAGGGCCAGCAGCAGAACCTGCCGATGGAAGGCAGCACCGACCTGGTGGCGCTGAACCTGCCGCTGCTGGGCGAGCAGGACATCACCGGCAAGTTCGAAGGCTACGAGGCGTCGATCGGCTCCCTGATGGACCACATCGAGCCGGTGTTCTTCGCCGACGCCAAGGTGAAAAAGATCACCTGGAAGCCGCTCGAAGGCGGCAGCGTGGCCATGGGCTTCACCGTCTCGGTGCTGCTGGACGAGGACGAAGACGCCGCGCTGATTTCCGCCTGGCGCCGCGGCGAGGTGCGTCTGACCCTCACGCCGCCGAGCGCTGCTGCGCAGCAGGAAGACCTGGCCGCGTAACGCATCCCCCGCCCGCCCCCTGCGGGTGCCTGCGCCGGCCAGGCCTTCCACAAAGCCGGCACCTATTCCCACCCGACAAAGGAACTGCCATGTCCGAAGCCTTGATCCCGCTCGAATCCGTCAACGCCGTCGAGGTCTTCACCGGCGGCGGACTGGACGACCTGCTGGCCCGCATCCGCGCTGAGGCCGTCACCCTGGTACCGAACGTCAAGACGGTTGCCGGCCGCAAGGAAATCGCCTCGATCGCCTACAAGGTGTCGCGCTCCAAGATCGCCATCGATGACGCCGGCAAGGCGCTGGTGGCCGACCTGAAGAAGCAGACCGGCGACATCGACTCGGCCCGCAAGAAGGCCCGCGACACCCTTGACGCGCTGCGCGACGAAGTGCGCAAGCCGCTCACCGACTGGGAGGAAGAGCAGGCCCGCATCGAGCGCGAACGCGTAGAGGCTGAGGAACGCGCCCGTGCTGAGGCCGAAGCAGCACGCCTGGCCGAGATCGCCCGAAAGGAAGAAGAGATCCGCGCGCGCGAGGAAGCCGTGCGCGCTGCTGAAGAAGCCGAGCGCCAGCGCGTTGCCGCCGAGCAGGCCGAGCGTGAGCGCGTCGAGCGCGAGGCCCGCCTGCAGGCTGAAGCCGCAGAGAACGCGAAGCGCGAGGCAGCTGCTGCCGTGGAGCGTGCCGAACGTGAGGCCCGCGAAGCCACCGAGCGCGCAGCCCGTGAGGCAGCCGAAGCCGAGCAGCGTGCCAAGGACGCCGCCGCTCGCGCAGAGCGCGAGAAGGCCGAGGCTGTCGAAGCCGCTGAGCGCCGCGCCAAGGAAGAAGCAGCACGGGTCGAGCGGGACCGCCAGGCGCAGGTCGAGGCTCAGCGCAGGGAAGAAGAAGCGCGCGCCGCCGACGTCGAGCATCGCCGCTCGATCAACCGCGCCGCCGTCGCCGCGCTGGTCGGCCTGGGCGTCAGCGAGGAAGCAGCCGCAACCGTCATCACCGCCATCGTGCAGGGCAAGGTCCCGGCCGTGGCCATCCGCTACTGAGGCACCCCATGAACCAGATGACCACCCGCGCCGCTGCCGGCGCCCTGATCACCAGCGAGCAGGCCGAAGCCATTCGCCGCGCACTGAAGTCCAGCCTTTACCCGGGCGCCAGCGACGACTCCATCGAAATGGTTCTGAGCTACTGCCAGGCGGCTGGCTTGGACCCGATGACCAAGCCGGTGCATATCGTTCCGATGAAGGTCTCCACCGGGCGCAAGAACGCGGACGGCTGGGACATCAAAGAGGATCGTGATGTCGTGATGCCGGGCATTGGCCTTTACCGCATCAACGCCGCTCGGACTGGGCAGTACGCAGGCTGCAGCGAGCCCGAGTTCGGCCCGATCCGAACCTTGGAGGTGGATCGAGAAGTGTGGGTGGACGGCAGCAACGGACGGCGGCAGAAGATCACGAAGCCGTTCCAGCTGCAGTACCCGGAATGGTGCCGGGTCACGGTCCGCAAACTGCTCGGCAGCCAGGTGGTCGAGTTCTCGGCCAAGGAATACTGGCTGGAGAACTATGCGTCCAAGAACGATGGCAGCCCGAACCCAATGTGGGAAAAACGCGCCTTCGCCCAGCTCGCGAAGTGCACCGAGGCTCAGGCGCTGCGCAAGGCGTTCCCGGAAGCGGTCGGCTCCCAGCCCACCGCCGAGGAAATGGAAGGCAAGGACATCATCGATGCCGAATCTGTGCGCGCCGAACGCCGGTCCTCCACCGCCGGTGCGATCACCCGCCAGCAGCCGGCCGAGCCGCAGGACACGCCGGAGCGGAAGGCGCTGTATGCCAGCCTGCAGGAGTTCGCCGAGTGCGGCATGGAGGAATACCAGGGAGCCTGGGGCCGCCTGTCCAAGGAACAGCGGCAGCTGATCGGCACCGCTGGCCACGAAACCCTGAAGGGCATTGCCGACCGTGCCAGCGCCACGGACGTGGAGGATGCCGAGCAACAGTCGGCAGCCGATGAAGAGGTGCCGCTGTGATCGTCATCGGGTGCGACCAGGGCAGCGAGGCGTGGCACCGCGCCCGCGCCGGCATCATCACGGCCAGCATGTTCGCCACCGCGCGCTCGCGCGTGGGCGAGCTGACCGACCAGCAGCGCACCTACGTGGATGCGGTGCTGTCCGGCCTGGCCGAGAAAACGGCCATGGAGCGCGCCGGCTACAAGGCCGTGCCGCGGTCGGCCATCATCGAAAAGGCTATCGCCGGCGAACCCATCGGCGACTTCAGCGAGGCGTCGAAGAACTACGCCTTCCGGCTGGCAATCGAGCGCATCAGTGGCGAGCCGCTGGACGAGGGTTTCGAGACGTTCGCCATGCGCCGCGGCCATGAGCTGGAGCCGGAAGCCCGCGCCGAGCATGAGGTGCAGTCCGGCCTGCTGGTGAAGCGCGCCGGGTTCGTCCTGAGCGACTGCGGCGACTACGGCTGCTCGGCTGACGGCTTCATCGGCGAGGACGGCGGCAGCGAATACAAGTGCTTCATCAACCCCGAGAAGCTGCGCGCGTTCCACATCGACAACGATGCGAGCGAGGTGTTCGAGCAGGCCCAGGGCTGCATGTGGCTGACCGGCCGGCAGTGGTGGCACATCGGCCTGTACTGCCCGGCGCTGACCGCCGTCGGCAAGCAGCTGTGGTGGCGCCGCTTCGACCGCGACGAGGCGTTCATCGCCAAGCTGCGGGCCGACCTTGAGCCATTCCGGCAGATGGTGGTCGGGTTTGAGCAGAGCCTGCGCGCTGGCGATCACCAGGAGGCCGCTTGATGGACGTGACGATCTACCCCAGCCACGCCAAATGCCTGCGCCGCGCCGGCCTAGCCCGCGCCCAGCTGTTCGCGCAGGTGATTGAGGGCAAGCGCTACACCACTCGGCAGGTGGCCGAGATTCTGGACGTCTCGCGCAGCACGGCCTACGACCGGATCAAGCGCGGCCCCTACCCGCTCACCTGGGCCAACCTGATGAAGGCTCGCCTGCCATGAAGACCTGCACGAAGTGCGCGGCCCGGCTGCCGCTGCGGTTCTTCCCCCTGATCAACGGCAAGCACACCGCCGCGTGTGCGCCCTGCCGGAACACCGAGCGCCGCCTGCACGACCCGCTGCGCCCCCTGCGCCGCGACCCGCTGCAGGTGCGTTTGAACAATCACGTCAATCTCTGGTTCGGCCCGGTGCGGCGCGAGCCTTTCAGGAGCCACGCATGATCCGCCGTCACCAGCTGTTCCGCCACGAACCGCACAACGATATCTACGGCGACTGTCACCGCACGGCCGTTGCCTGCCTTCTGGACAAGGAACCGTGGGAGGTCCCGCATTTCACGCAGCTGGCCTACACGGTGCCGGGCTACGAGTGGGAAGCCGGGCAGGCTGAGTATCTGGCAACGCAGGGGCTTTGCTCTGTCGATGTGATCTTCGGCGGCGACACCACCCTGGAGAACATCTTTGGCTTCATGCGGTCCCGCAACCCGCACGCCTACTACCTCCTGTCGGGTTTGAGCCCGCGCGGCACCAACCACACCGTGATCTGCTGCGGCGGCGCTTACGAATGGGATCCCCACCCGGATGGAGGCTTCCTTGTCGGCCCGATGACGCACGGTTACTACGAAATCACGTTCCTGATGCCGCTGGCGATGCGACTGCAGGAGGCGGCATGACCCACCACCGCTACGACCGCCGGCTGCCGAAGCGCACCGAGGGCTTCGCCTGGGGCCGGTCCATCGACAAGGTGCTGGGCGGCCACGTCCTCACCTACCGCCTGTTCCGCCGCGACCTGGCCGGAAAGCTGCACATCGAGACGCGGACGTTCCAGCTCAACGACCACCGCCGGCACATCGCGCTGCAGCTGCTGATCGCACGCCGCCAGCTGCGCGAACGCGTCGAAGCCATCGGCTATGCCCTGATCGAGGCCGAACAGGCCTCCCCACTGCAGGAGGTTGCATGAATACCAACAACAAGACCCTGGCTGTTGATGCGCTGGCGGTGATGGATGAGCTCATTGATTTCGAGGAAAGGCACGCGGAGTACGAGCCACGACAGAACCACGAAGCGCGAGAAGCCCGCGCCGCAGTCGCTGAGCTGATCGAAGAGCACCGGCTTCTGCTCGACGCGTTGAAGCGCCTGCCCGCAACAGATGGCCGAGTGATTGGTCTGATCCCTCTAATCGGCCGAAGTGAGTCCGCCCTCGCCCGCGTAAAAGGAGAATCAGCATGAGCACTGACAAGACCCTGGCGGACGTGCAGCCCGGTGGGAGGGTGAGGCTGGGGGATCAGGCCGAGCTGGATCGACTTGAATTTCAGGCGTGGGCACGCGAGCTGCTCCCCTGTCCGTTCTGCGGAAACAGTGCCGAGTTCGTGCCGTACAAGGACAACGGGCTGACCCTGAAGTGCAAGAGCATGGGATGCATCCAGCGGAACCAGCGCACCCTCCGCTACGGAATCGATTGGCTGCGGACCTCGATGGCAGAACACTGGAATACGCGCGCCCTCTCCGCCCAGCCCTCCCCGGCCGGTCAGGGCGATGCAAACACCATCGAAAAGCTGCGGGCAATGATGGATCACAGTTTCGGCGGTCCGGGATTCGTCGTTTACGGAACCGCCCAGTCCATCGCCGAGGTGGAGCGTCGCCTTGCACCGACCCTCGCCGCCCGCCAGCCGGTGGGGGAGCCGGTTGCCGAATGGAGCAAGCGCGGCGGCACACCCACGGACTGGCGCAACGAGCTGCTGACGCTGGCAGAGCACCATGCCCCCATCCCGGCCTTCGCGAGAAGTGCGATGCGAGTCATCGCACGGTCGATGCCCGCCCCGCCCGCGCAGGCCGTGGACCTGGGGCGGCTCCGCGACCTCGCCCGCAGCTGGATTGTCGAGGCTGGTGGCACCGCCGCCGACACCAAGCATGCCTGCGCTGACGAACTGCTGGCCCTGATCGACAGCCATTCGGAGGTGAGCCGTGGCTAAGCAACTGCATATAGGCGGCGTCGACGACGACGACCAGCGCTGCCTGCGCTGCGGCTCCCCCAGCTTGGACACCGGCTGGGAATGCAACGACTGCGGCTACGACAACATGCCGCACTACGCGGAGAACAAGGGTCAGTCCGACAGCCAGGCGGTGGGCAAATGATCACCAAACTCTTCAACAACCCGCACGTGCTGTTTCAGCCCACGGACGAGAACGGCTTCAACGAGGTCGCCATCGGGGCATCAGTGGACGGTGGAGGAATGATCGTCCTGGAGCAGGAAGGTAGGCACATCGTCATCAGCCCGGGGGCTGTGCCCGAGCTGTGCCGACTGCTGCGGCAACTGCAGAAGGAAGGCAGCAATGGCTGACCAGCTGCTCACCGCTGCAATGGTCCACGTGCTCGCCCTGGCCGGGTTCCTGGCCGGCATCGCCACCCTGTGGGCGATCAGCCGCGCATGCCGCGCCGCGCGCGCAGGGCTGCGCTGGTGCTGGCGGAGGTGCGCTCATGGCTGATGGACGGCATCCCTATGCTTCGCGCCCGGAGGCGGCAACGCACACCTGGCTGACCCCGCCGGAGATCATCGCCGCCCTGGGCCGGTTCGACCTCGATCCATGCGCTGCGCCAGAGCCGCGCCCGTGGCCAACAGCCGACCAGCACATCACGCTGCCGGCCAACGGCCTGAACA